GTGCAGAGTGATTTGCAGTGTTGGCTGGTCTGCCGGGGGGCGATTTACAATGTACGCTGTGTGCCACATTTCACCGTGCGGCGCTTTGAGCACGGGGTGTCAGATTGTTACACGTTGTTCCGGGATGCTTACCATCTGGCGGGGATTGAAATGCCGGATTTTCGTCGTGAGGATGACTGGTGGCGTCACTGTCATAATCTCTATCTGGATAATCTGGAGGCCACAGGGCTGTATCAGGTGCCGTTGTCATCAGTACAACCGGGTGATGTGCTGCTGTGCTGTTTTGGTTCATCGGTGCCAAATCATGCCGCTATTTACTGTGGTGACGGCGAGCTGCTGCACCATATTCCTGAACAACTGAGCAAACGAGAGAGGTATACCGACAAATGGCAGCGACGCACACACTCCCTCTGGCGTCATCGGGCATGGCACGCATCTGCCTTTACGGGGATTTACAACGATTTGGCCGGCGCATCGACCTTCGTGTGAAAACGGGGGCTGAAGCCATCCGGGCACTGGCCACACAGCTCCCGGCGTTTCGTCAGAAACTGAGCGACGGCTGGTATCAGGTACGGATTGCCGGGCAGGATGTCAGCACGTCCGGATTAACGGCGCAGTTACATGAGACTCTGCCTGATGGCGCTGTGATTCATATTGTTCCCAGAGTCGCCGGGGCCAAGTCAGGTGGTGTATTCCAGATTGTCCTGGGAGCAGCCGCCATTGCCGGATCATTCTTTACCGCCGGAGCCACCCTTGCAGCATGGGGGGCAGCCATTGGGGCCGGTGGTATGACCGGCATCCTGTTTTCTCTCGGTGCCAGTATGGTGCTTGGCGGTGTGGCCCAGATGCTGGCCCCTAAACCCAGAACTCCCCGCACACAAACAACGGATAACGGTAAGCAGAACACGTATTTCTCGTCACTGGACAACATGGTTGCCCAGGGCAATGTTCTGCCTGTTCTGTACGGTGAAATGCGCGTGGGGTCACGTGTTGTCTCTCAGGAGATCAGCACGGCAGACGAGGGGGACGGTGGTCAGGTTGTGGTGATTGGTCGTTGATGAAAAACGTTTTATGTGAAACCGCCTCAGGGCGGTTTTGTCGTTTCTGGAGCGAGAGGAATGGGTAAAGGCAGCAGTAAGGGGCATACCCCGCGCGAAGCGAAGGACAACCTGAAATCATCCCAGCTGCTGAGCGTGATAGACGCCATCAGTGAAGGGCCGATTGAAGGTCCGGTGGACGGATTAAAAAGTGTGCTGCTGAACAGTACGCCGGTGCTGGACAGTGAGGGGAATACCAATATCTCCGGTGTCACGGTGGTGTTCCGGGCAGGTGAGCAGGAGCAGACACCGCCGGAGGGATTTGAATCCTCCGGTTCAGAAACCGTTATCGGTGCAGAATTAAAATATGACAATCCGCTCACCCGGACCATCACGTCGGCAAACATCGACCGTCTGCGCCTGACCTTCGGTGTGCAGGCACTGGTGGAAACCACTTCAAAGGGGGACCGGAATCCGTCGGAAGTCCGCCTGCTGGTTCAGATACAACGTAACGGTGGCTGGGTGACGGAAAAAGACATCACCATTAAGGGCAAAACCACCTCACAGTATCTGGCCTCGGTGGTGGTGGATAACCTGCCGCCGCGCCCGTTCAGTATCCGGCTGCGCAGGATGACGCCGGACAGCACCACAGACCAGCTGCAGAACAAAACGCTCTGGTCGTCATACACCGAAATTATCGATGTGAAACAGTGCTACCCGAACACGGCACTGGTCGGCGTACAGGTGGATTCGGAGCAGTTCGGCAGCCAGCAGGTGAGCCGTAATTATCATCTTCGCGGGCGCATTCTGCAGGTGCCGTCGAACTATAACCCGCAGACGCGGCAATACAGCGGTATCTGGGACGGAACGTTAAAACCGGCATACAGCAACAACATGGCCTGGTGTCTGTGGGATATGCTGACCCACCCGCGCTACGGCATGGGGAAACGTCTTGGTGCGGCGGATGTTGATAAATGGGCGTTGTATGCCATCGGTCGGTACTGCGACCAGTCGGTACCGGATGGCTCTGGCGGCACGGAGCCGCGCATCACCTGTAATGCGTACCTGACCACACAGCGCAAGGCGTGGGATGTGCTCAGTGATTTCTGCTCGGCGATGCGCTGTATGCCGGTATGGAACGGGCAGACGCTGACGTTCGTGCAGGACCGGCCATCGGATAAGGTGTGGACCTATAACCGCAGTAATGTGGTGATGCCGGATGATGGCGCGCCGTTCCGCTACAGCTTCAGCGCCCTGAAGGACCGCCATAATGCCGTTGAGGTGAACTGGATTGACCCGAACAACGGCTGGGAGACGGCGACAGAGCTTGTTGAAGATACGCAGGCCATTGCCCGTTACGGTCGTAATGTTACGAAGATGGATGCCTTTGGCTGTACCAGTCGGGGGCAGGCACACAGAGCCGGGCTGTGGCTGATTAAAACGGAGCTGCTGGAAACGCAGACCGTGGATTTCAGCGTGGGCGCAGAAGGGCTTCGCCATGTACCGGGCGATGTCATTGAAATCTGTGATGATGACTATGCCGGTATCAGCACCGGCGGGCGCGTGCTGGCGGTAAACAGCCAGACCCGGACGCTGACGCTCGACCGTGAAATCACGCTGCCATCCTCCGGCACCACGCTGATAAGCCTGGTTGACGGAAATGGCAATCCGGTCAGCGTGGAGGTTCAGTCCGTCACTGATGGCGTGAAGGTAAAAGTGAGCCGTGTTCCTGACGGCGTTGCCGGATACAGTGTATGGGGGCTGAAGCTGCCGATGCTGCGCCAGCGCCTGTTCCGCTGCGTGAGTATCCGTGAGAACGACGACAGCACGTATGCCATCACCGCCGTGCAGCATGTACCGGAAAAAGAGGCCATCGTGGATAACGGGGCGCACTTTGACGGCGACCAGAGTGGCACGGTGAATGGTGTCACGCCGCCAGCGGTGCAGCACCTGACCGCAGAAGTCACCGCAGACAGTGGGGAATATCAGGTGCTGGCGCGCTGGGACACGCCGAAGATGGTGAAGGGCGTGAGCTTCCTGCTTCGCCTGACCGTGGCAGCGGACGATGGCAGTGAGCGGCTGGTCAGCACGGCCAGGACGACGGAAACCACATACCGCTTCACGCAACTGGCACTGGGAAATTACAGGCTGACAGTCCGGGCGGTAAATGCGTGGGGACAGCAGGGCGATCCGGCATCGGTATCGTTCCGGATTGCCGCACCGGCAGCACCGTCGCGGATTGAGCTGACGCCGGGCTATTTTCAGATAACCGCCACGCCGCATCTTGCGGTTTATGATCCGACGGTACAGTTTGACTTCTGGTTCTCGGAAAAACGGATTGCTGATATCAGGCAGGTTGAAACCAGCGCGCGTTATCTTGGTACGGCGCTGTACTGGATAGCCGCCAGTATCAATATCAAACCGGGCCATGATTATTATTTTTACGTTCGCAGTGTGAACACCGTTGGCAAATCGGCATTCGTGGAGGCTGTCGGTCAGCCGAGTGATGATGCATCAGGCTATCTGGATTTTTTCAAAGGCGAGATAGGGAAAACCCATCTGGCTCAGGAGCTGTGGACGCAGATTGATAACGGTCAGCTTGCGCCTGACCTGACTGAAATCAGGACGTCCATAACGGATGTCAGCAATGAAATAACACAGACCGTCAATAAGAAACTGGAAGACCAGAGTGCAGCGATCCAGCAGATACAGAAGGTTCAGGTTGATACAAATAATAACCTGAACAGCATGTGGGCAGTGAAGCTGCAGCAGATGCAGGATGGACGCCTTTATATTGCGGGTATCGGTGCCGGTATTGAGAACACCCCCGACGGCATGCAGAGTCAGGTGCTGCTGGCGGCAGACAGGATTGCGATGATTAATCCTGCGAATGGCAACACAAAGCCGATGTTTGTTGGTCAGGGCGATCAGATATTCATGAACGACGTGTTCCTGAAGCGTCTGACGGCCCCGACCATCACCAGCGGCGGCAATCCTCCGGCATTTTCCCTGACACCGGACGGGCGCCTGACGGCGAAAAACGCTGATATCAGCGGTAACGTGAATGCGAACTCAGGAACGCTCAACAATGTCACGATAAGTGAGAACTGTACGATTAAGGGCATGCTGGAGGCGACCCAGGTCAGAGGGGATTTCGTTAAAGCTGTATCAAAAGCCTTCCCGAAAAAAGTCGGTACGTGGGGTAACACGGAAACACCAGACGGTACGGTTACAGTCACCATCAGCGATGATCATAACTTTGACCGTCAAATCATTATTCCGCCCATTATTTTTAACGGTATAGCGTATACCGATCCGGGGAGCGGAAATAACCCCGGAGGCACGCGATACACGGGTTATGGTTTTGAAGTTCGCAAAAACGGCGTATTAATCGCATCCAGAGAAACTAAAGGGGCCATTCCCGGTAGTTACAGTGCGGTTATTGATATGCCGGGTGGCAGGGGAAGCGTCACTCTGGAGTTTAAGATTTACCAGAAAGGCAATCAGGGGGCAGGCAATATCACCGACTGTACGGTGATTGTGACCAAAAAAGCGGCTTCCGGCATCAGTATCCGTTGAAATATTTATAACCCGATAACGGGCGCCAGAAATGGCGCCTTTTTTATTTGTGGAGTGAGTATGGCAGTACAGATTTCAGGTGTACTGAAAGATGGTGCAGGTAAGCCGATACAAAACTGCACCATTCAGCTAAAGGCCAGACGTAACAGCACCACGGTGGTGGTGAACACGGTGGCTTCAGAAAACCCGGATGAAGCCGGGCGTTACACAATGGACGTTGAGTACGGTCAGTACAGCGTCATTCTGTTGGTGGAGGGATTTCCGCCGTCACATGCCGGGACCATCACCGTGTATGAAGATTCTCAGCCGGGTACGCTGAATGATTTTCTCGGTGCCATGACGGAGGAGGATGTCCGACCGGAGGCACTGCGCCGTTTTGAACAGATGGTGGAGGAGGCAGCGCGTCACGCTGAGGAGGCGAAGAAGAATGCCGGAGAGGCAGAGACGTCAGCGAGGAATGCGGGTATATCAGCCGGCCAGGCGGAAAAGAGTGCAGTAAATGCTGAGACTTCAGCAGGGGATGCATCGGAGTCAGCCCGGCAGGCGACGGAAAGTGCAGCCTCAGCAAAGCAGTCAGAGGATGCGTCCTCGTCCTCGGCTTCTGCGGCCGCTCAAAAAGCCAGTGAGTCATCACAAAGTGCAGCAGAAGCTGAATTGTCAAGAAAGACGGCAGAAAGTGCAGCCGGTAATGCATCCAGGGATGCAACGACCGCAGCAGAAAAAGCCCGGGAGTCAGCAGAAAGCGCACAGTCAGCGGAACAAAGCAGGATAGCGGCGGAAGAAACCGTAAACCGAATCCCCACCGTGGTGGGACCTCCCGGGCCAAAGGGAGAACCGGGGCCCGCGGGTCCTCAGG